GATACTTCTTCAAGCCCCAAACTGTCAATGCTCCCACTGCCGCTAATGCCGCTATCCAATATTGTAATTCAACGCCTAGTATATCCATTTTATTTCACCTTATTTTTTTGCCACTTTCTTAGGGGGAGTAGCAGTTTGCCCCTGTGCATGAAGGAAGTCTTGTTCCTTAGCCGCTAACATCTCTTCATGTAATTGTCTCATCTTTTGAGCCTCTAATGCCCATGCTGTATTTGCTTTTGCTTGCTCAATGTCTAACTCAAGACGCATTGGAAGTGCGTTCATTTGAGCGCTCTGTTCTGATTTCCATGCTTCTAGTATCGAGTTAATGAATAAAAGAGCAGGTCCGCCTATGATTGCTATTAGTGCAACATAGAAGTCTAAGTTCTGTTGAATGAATCCGGTTTCGTCGTTCAAACCTTTGTAAATAACATAACAAGCGAACACCAACCAAGATACTACCAAAGGAACTGCAACGAATGTCATCAGTAGGTCATTGAAACTGCGTTCTCGCCTTACCATGTTCAAATCCCTCACGTTAACGGTTTATGAGCGATATGCTTCAAGCGCCAAAAGTTCGAATCTCAAATCCGTCGCCGTCTTCTTCTAAATCAGCGGCCAATCTTGCATAGATGAGAGCGTGAAATGCGTGGTCATCTCCATCACGTCCGTACTTGGTCAATCGCTGTCCTCTGATTGGTTTTGTATTGGCCTCATCTATTTCCGCGCTTGAGTTCAAAGTAGTCCACTCATTTATCATCCATTCTAGTTCATCAGTCTTCCACGGAATCTTGTGAGCCTGTTCTTTGACTGCCTCGATAGCCATCTCAACGTATGTAGTTCTATCAACGACAATCATGTAAATGACATTTCGATTATTGTCTCGGCGTTTGTATTCGTAAGGTGTCAAAGGTCGAGATGAGTAGTAGCAAGATTTCACTCTCTCTCCAAACTCTTCCTGTAATTCTCGAACTTGTCGCGCTCCATATCCAATGTCGCATACAACCTGCTGACAATTATACTGTAAAATTAATTCCTTAATTTTCGCAACCTCATCTTCCTCTCGAGAATCTAACTTGAGCGCGTTCAGAATGTCTCCATTTTTCGGATTCATAATTACGACTGTAGTTTCGCGACCCCAATCAACACCCATCACACAAGTTTCCGGCGGTGCTACTGACTTTGTGATGCCCCTATTGGCGTCAATAGATTCGAGAACGTCCGCGAATGTCAGCGGTTTCGTTGAACCTGCGAAGAACTCACCTTCGACCTCGTTCGCAAATCTTCGCGGAGTGTAAGTTTCTCGTTTCAATTTAATATCTGCATCTGATATTTCCGGGTGCATAGATTGTTTCATGTGATAACCGATAATCGACGCATCGGGATTTGTATGAATCCAATTCTCTCCATCCCATTCTGCTTTGGAAGTCTTCTCCCATAGTTTCCAAAACTCTGAACCTTGTTCACGAGCAGTTCCCGAAACGATGACCCATTTGTATTCTGACAAAGCCAACATCTCAACCAACATAGGAAGAATGTCTCCGTCAGAGTCTTGGTATTCGTCTATGCAACAAAGGTCGGCTTCAACACCGAGCAAAGCGTGGGCATCTCCCCAATTCGAGTAGGCATAAAAATGATTCAAGTTTCTAGCGCCCACGTCGTAGGTCTGATGGCCGACAGAGTTTTTCCTTCGGGATTTCAGTAAACACCCCCCATTGATGGACGACATTAGCGCCCCATTCAATCTCTCTTCAACAAATCTCGAAACCTGCGGTTGTCGAGGCGCTGTATATACCGCATTGAAATACGGAATATTCAGCAAGCCATACAATAGTAGATTACAGATAGTTTCAGTTTTCTCGACTTTACGAGAGCATTTCATTACGATTATTCTAGCCGAATCATATTTCTTGGTCGGCATAAAGTGTCGGTAAATCTCGGTGAGATACGGACGCTCATGCAAAGAGAATGGCTGTCCGTTTATTGTACGGAAATACTGCGACCACCTATCCGGATAGATTGCTATGTCCCTAGCCTGCTCGGGTGTTAGAGGCTCTACCATTCAATAGGTGCGTCATGGTGTTCCAATTTAGACCATTCGTCCACGGAAGCCTGTGCCTTAGCATAACTGTCGAATGTTTGGATAATCGTATTCGTCTCCAAGTCGATTTGCGCCCATACTCCCGGACGTAGTTCGATTGCCTTCATGTTCACGATATGTTCAATCTTCTGAATGATTGGCTGTGCGGTTTGATTGTTCCATGGTAGCCTGTAGTTCTTAGCACATACAGGTCCGTAGCCGTGAGCGGTTGACCTGTGGTCGTGAAGTCCTCTTCGACAGAATGTGCATTTGCCTGCTATCTTACCCATCTCCGCTAACTTTGCTATTGGGTCTGTTGCGAAGTCGCGCATCTCATCAACAAAAGATTGAGATGTGTTTCGGCTGTGATGATAATTTCCACTAGGAGAAATATATCCAAGCGGACTTCTGCGTATTTTTGATTTCGCTACACCCTCACTTCTCCAAACTTCCTCAACCATCAGATTGTCAGTTTTTGGTTCGTTCCTGTTAGAGTCATAAGCGCGGATAACATATTCACGGTCGTCAAAGAAAAGATTGACTGATGGAACTTTGAGTTTCCTTGTACCTGTATCGCCTGCCCTGTTGACAAGTTCGACAACTGCTTCGAAACCACCGACGCCATCTTCGACAGGAATCTGACCGATTTGCTTGTTTATTTGGTCAACGAATGTGTTAACCCATTTCATTTGTTTGTCGGAGATTCTACCTCGTGAATCCCAACCGTCCACCAAGGACGCGACGAATGATTGATTCTGTTTTGCTGATTTCCACTTTGTTGCACCGACTAAATGTCCGTAAGTTCTAAGGATAGCAATCTCGCGAGGCTCTGCGAGAGAGTGGCTGACAGTCTTTGTTCCTGTATGGTCGTTGTATAGTTTCTCGACCCAATACATTTGTTTCGCACTCAAGCGACCTTTCTTGTCGTAGTTTGCTACTAATGAAGAAGCGAAACCTTTGCTCTTGTCGGGTAAGTCCTGTAGGACTGTTCTTAGATTGTTAACTGTGTTTTCAATATCACTGTCGCTCATGTTTAGTGGTAAGGCTATTTGGTTATAAACCTTTTCATTGAGAGATTACGTTCATTGAGAACTTAAGCCCATGGGTCAGAACGCTTCTCGGACATAGCCGCTTCGCGCACTACTCTTTCAGAAGCCCTTCTCTGTTCGACTGCTCTCCTTTCTTGAGTAGCATCCCAACGAATCTGTCCTGTTGATACGCAAGCAAGAATAACAGTCTCGATTGCTGAATCGTTATGGTCTTTGAAATGAATAGCCCATTGGAATCCACGAGCAAACATACTGACATCTTGTACTGTATGAGTCTGCGGTGAAACAATCCCACTTTCTTTGATAACATTCCAAGCATCGTCTTTCACCCATAGCGCACAAGCGCCACCGCGAGAACCGTAAAGCGCACCGATTCTTTGGTCGCTACCGCTCAATCCTATCGTCTCGTATGAGACAGAGCCGGCCGTCTTCTTGAAGATGGTACAGCCCTTCGAAGTGAAGGCATCCTTCACTTTATTTCTCGTCAATTTCTTTATTTGGTTCTTGTTTAATTTTTCAGTCATAGTCTTCGCCTACGTCTCTTATCCTTCCGTCATAGTCCACCTTTATTAATACATAGGCTTCTGACCAAACTCCGTTATTAATGTTTTGACAGCATAATTCGCAGGCCGATTCGGGTTTCAGTGGTCGGTTCTTTAGAATGGCTCGATGACAGTTCGGACATTCATATCGGTGAAGTTTTCCATCTTCTCTCGCGGCGACTTCCAAAGTGCGGACGAACTTGGCTCGTTGATGCTTGTAATCCTCGAAGTGTTCCCACTCTTCCTCTATTGAGCGGAATAGGACGCCATGGCCTGCTCCCGGTCCGAGTACGAAGTGAATTAGTTCGTGGCGAACCAAACCCTTGAGTAAAATTGGTTGATTCCATTCGAAAGCACGAGGATGGATTTTCAAAGTTGGAATATCTCCAATACTTGCTGTCGCTAAAGTGCGTATCGCATCATCTCTAAGATATTCCATGCGAAGCCATGACGTTCCTATCGGAAGTCCACCGAACCGATTTGGTTCGCTTCTTTTCAATCGACGGTATATTTCTCTGACAGCCAAAAGGTGTTCAGTCCTCAACGGTCGCATCCCTGTTCACCAATTCGAAGTAATTGCCCACCCTTTTAATTGTGAGTTCCATACCGGGGTTCATTGTCAAAAGACCTTCAATATATCTCCACGCCTTCGGCGTTCCCATCGCAATCCGGAACGGTTTACCAATTCTTAGCCAATGATTCGCAACTTCGAGATTACTCTCTGTCGAATATGTCGTTGCCTCAAACTCTTGGTCGTCGTGTTCATCACTCATTGTTTGAATCCCTCAATAAACTTCTGATAATCTTTAGAATCGGTTTTCCCGTAGGTTATGTCAAGCCCGAAGCCTCTCTCATGAAGGTGTTGAACCGCATGACCTAATCTTTCGATAATGTGAGCAGGTGGGTCGCAACCTTCGCCGTCAACATCGTATCTGAATACAATTGTGTAATGTCCCTTACTCATATTCTACCACCACTCTTGTTCCTATTGGTACTTTTATATGAATTGTTGGTATGTTCTTTGAATCGCTCTTTGGTTGCGGAGCAGTACCCGAAGGGTAGGATGGGTATAGATAATCGCGAGTCTTTTTGATTTTCTCAAGCCGACCTTGGTTTAGAGCGTCGCGTTCCTTCGGAGAAATGTATTTTGTATTGTCAACATTGGATTTGAAGAACGAAGATGGTGCGGAAACTTTCTTTGGAATGGAAGCGCCTTCTTTTGTTGCTTTGTCGAAGTAATCTTTCGGGATTAAGTTCTTGAAACTAGAAACCGGGGCATTGTTGTACATTCTCTCGAGAGGTATTTCCTTGTTGAACCAATGTGGGTGAACCCATGCTTTGCCTCGACTCTTTCTTGTCGAAGTTTGATAGCCTAGACTTTTTAGGAAATCGCGAAGAGTCATCCATTGTGTATAAGTAAACTCAATTCCTAGTCGGTCTTGAATCTCACCTCTGCGAACACCTTTCGTTCTTCCTTCAATAATTACATCTTGTATTTCATCGGTGTCGGTTAATCTATCCCCGAACCTAGTAGTTAGGACTCTCGTCATATTTTTTCCTCAATAACCACCTTTATTAAGGTATTGGCTATCAATATTTCTTATCTCTCAAGAGTTAATCTGACTGCATTGGGTGTATCACTATCGTAATCTATTAACCAACCTGCCGGAGAATCTGCTTTTGACAGATTTTTGATTTCTATAGGATGAGTCTCAACATGAAACCCAAGATGTTCGAACATCGAGATAATATGCTGTGGAGTGGAAATAATATCCATAGTCCAAGGTTTCTCGGCCAACTCATCTGTAGCGACCGTCCATCCCGTTTCGTGTTCTACTACAGTAATGCTCCACATAGGAATCAATACTTCCCCCACCTATTTCTATGCTTCCGGTGAAGCCGCCGTGTATTCTGCGAGAAGATTCAATGTTGCCGCATTCGCAGTCAGTACAATTATCAAGCCCGCACCAAAGTCAATTCCTTCGACAAAATCGAGATTGACATATCCCGCAGTTCCTAGCAAGAAAGTGTGAACTAGATTTGCTGATACTACATCGCCTGCAACTGTGCCGTTATACAGAGCAACTGTGGCCGCACCATTTGAGGTATGACCGTTGATTGAAAGTAATCGCGTTCCACCGAAAACAGTTAGGAAATTATTAGCCGCGGCGAGGGATGCTATCTTAGCCATGTCATACGGGGCGTCTGTCGGGGTTAATCAGTAAATCGGTTAAGTCCATCTTTCGTGTAATGGGTTCTTTCTACCTTGCTCTATCATATCCATAACGACCTGTGTGTAGTTCCAAGAGTTCTGATGGTATTGTGAAATCTCTATTATCTCTCGATGAATCCTGTCAATCGTTGCTTCGATTATGTCAATGTCTGCTCTGACTTCTTGCGCGGCCAATTGTTTCTTGCCTAGGTTCTTCCTACACTCCAACATCCAATTAGTCCAATCCTCATCTCGGTTTGGTTCGGGAACTACTTCCTTGTCTTTGTACAGAGATTCTAGTTCTTTGATTTCAACTCTCATGTCTTTGTATGACAATCTCATCTTTCGCCCCTTGATGAAGTTTTGAATCACGATGGATGAAACTTTGTTCATTCTCTCCCCGGTCGTTGAGGGAGTCAATGAGATTATCTCGGGTGCTTTCAAAGGAACATAGTCCGGCGTATTCACATACATAGCGTATGAGAATTATCTTATGAATGTTTTGATTTCACACTCTTTTCAAAAAACATAGTGTTTTCCACAAGTTTTTTCAAAAAATAAAATCGAACCTATTGACGTCAATTTTGAGAAATGATTCGAACACCGGGGGGTCTTACCATACACATAGTTCATCCATTCTATACTGTGTGTGTCCCATACCCCCCTCTAGTTCGTTTAATTAATTTATATTAGAAAAGATATTGATATATTATACATATTTTATGAGAGCAGTATCAAAAGATTTCGAAATCAGATATGGTACTG